GAGATCCATTGACCCAGATCGACCAGTTGGATCCCTGACGAGTAATAGCCACATGAGCCGGAGAAGGGATCCCTACTTCCCTGACGGTTGTCCCCAGGATGAGTCGGATCCCTGTGGTGGTGCGCTCTAGCTTCATGCAGAAAAGACCTCAAAGGCTCCTAAGCCTGAGCAAACGTAAATCTTGATCACGTTGCCTGTTTGTGGATCCCTTTGTTCGTATTCTGTTCCTGCTACTGCTCCTGATAGTCCTGATACGGCAAACTTGACAATTCCTCTGAAATCGTTGCCGGGGAATCTAAAGTAAGGGGCGAGTATAGGAACGCCTAGTAGGCTTGTGTTTAGTGTTTCTGAATCATAGTTTTGGCCCGTGAAGATATTTGCATATATCCCGGTATATGCGCTAGCTTCTTGCCACTTTGTTGATGAGTTTAATTGCTGAGCTATTTGATATGTCTCGCCAAAACTTGACCAGGTAAGTTCTCCTACAGCCCAAGCCCAGCCATCGGTAGGATCTGCTCGTTCTAAAGCCCCTGCATGATATGCGTCACCGGATCCTGTGCTGGACTTGATATAGATGCAAGTGGCTTCATCATCTGCGGCCATCCATAATCTAGAGCCTGATGAAAGTATCCATTCTCTATCTATGCTGAGGCTAGATCCATCCCCTAGCGCATCTCCATTCAGTCTTAGGATCGTTCCCTGTGGATTAGAAAACCTAAGATAAGGTCTGACCGAGTTGACTACTTTCCCGGCTAAGACCATTGGCAAAGAACTGGGCGATCCTGTTGTCACCGTCCATCCTTCAGCAACCAGGAGATCGTGGATAGCCGTTGCTGCATCCGTAACGGTGTCAACTTGGATATTGCGTAGATAAGCGGTCATATCCTCTGAGCCGTGCCTTTGTTGAGTTGGACAAATCGAATCGGAGAATTAGGCTTAGCTATTTGCTTGGGATCTAGACAAATACAGATGTTCATATCCTCTGAGCCGGGCCTTTATTGAGCTGGACAAATCGAATTGGGGAAGTAGGTCTGGCAATACCGCAAGCAACAGGACATTTGGCGGGAGACATGTCCCATAGGATCCCTTCACTCCCTCCTGCAACCCAGAGTTCTAGGGTGAAGTCTGCGGGTATTGCTATGGAGGGTGTAACAACCGTGCCATTGGTAAAGTCTCCCCCATCTCCAAATTGACCTGGAGCAAGAGATACTCCGTTGACGGTAAGAGAGAGGTTATTGGGTGAAGCATCACGGACACGATCTGTGAAGTTGATCAATAGTGTAGGGTTCATGTCGTCCTCAGAGCCAGGCCCCCTGCTGCAGGGTTAAGTAGGGTGTATTCCTCTACGTTTGCGGTGACTTGGATGAGGTCATAAATGCCCAGTCCTGATCCGCTAACCATGACCAGATCGCCTGAGGTGCGTCCACAGGCTCCCTGGTTGCTGTTGGAGTACAAGAGGATCCCTGTCACCACATCCCGTTTAGAGGTGATTGGGTTGGAGGAGGCCATCTGGGCGCGTCCCAGACTACTGGTGTATGTTGCGTTGCCATAGGGACTGTTGCCGGCAGCCGCCCCATGCCAGGTAATGAAGTCGTTGGCTGCTGGGATAAAGCAGTACAGGGAGCTGTTCTCATTCCACCAGGTGGGTTTGTTGGCAGGCCGTAGATAGCCCAAGAAGTGGATAATATTGGATTGGCGGATCCCAACTAGCCGGCTCTCGTCACTCTTCTCAAAGCCCCTAAAGGTGATCTCGGTGCTGTCGTTGAATTGCACTTGTGCTCCCCATGGGCCACTGTTGACTCCAGTGTTGGCAATGGGATCCCAGTTGGTATGTAATCGTTGCTGCACCTTGAGGTCGTTGGTAATCTCGATCTCTAGATACGCTTTGCCAAAGGTGGCTGTGTTGTTGAGTACGATCTCATAGATTAACCGGCGGGGGTTGCCGCTAACTTCATCGAATAATGTGGGAAAGTTGGCAGCCGCTAACGCATTCTTGATGGCTGTGGTGAGATTGGCTTGGGTGATGGTAGGCAGTAGATTGCTGTTGGTAACTTGGAAGACCATGCTTTAGGCCCAGTTGCGTCACCAGCATGGTATCAGTAGCTGTAGGATCCCTGCCATTCCTTGACGTTGATGCCGGCTAGGTAGTTGTACGCTGTAGCCGCAGCATCTACCAGATCATCATGCCCATCAGGGAATCCGGTAAGTCTGCTGATCAATAAGGCGTTCCATGGCCCCCTCAAGATCTTGAGCTTGCCTTGCTCTGCTAGAGCGCTTAGAGGTCTGACATGGGCAACCTTGTCTTTGTTGCGAGGTACTACTCCAATTGGCCCGATCATCTGTCGGATGTGATTTAAGTAGGCTGCTCCAGTAGCTCCCGGCTCCCTCTCAAAGATCTGCAGGATCCCTTGCTCCTGTTGGGCTGTAGCTCGGATCAGTCCGTCCAGTTCTGCCGGTGTACAATGGGTCTCCCAAGCATCGACTATGGTGAAGCTGCCATCTTCTGCAAGGATCCCTCTCACTTTGGCGGTGTAGTCCGGATCTCTCCCGGAGATCTGTTTCTCCTGGACAGCTAAGTCCCAACCGGATCCCTCACGTCCTCTGGGCACTGAGTCCACGATCTGGATCCATTCCCTCTTGAAGACTTTGCCGGCCTCGGCCCGACTGTTCCAGTTGCCCATCAGCAGCCTCTCCCGATCCACTAGGGGTAAGCTGAGTAGCCACGCTCTGTACCCAGGATCCGATTGCATCAGAATCTGATTGTCTTCTAACCTGCTGGGAATAAAGGTGATGGATTTGCTGTTGGGTGTAGGCTCATCCTTCCAGATAATCTGTTCATCCTTGCGCTCAAAGTGCCTCAGGATCCCCGCTCTAGAAGGGATCGGATAGCCGTCATCCCCAATCCACCAGTCGATCAATCGCCTGACAAAGGAGTCCGGATCTGGGTTGGTCGTTGCTCTGATGAACGGTCGCATGCCGCTGGAGGATCTGAGACGTGAACTGAGATACCAAAACTGTTGCTCGGTAAATTGGGTCAGTTCATCCCAGCCCATCCAGTCGAACTCGGATCCCTGGTAATCATGAATGTTGCGTTCCAGCTTCAGGTGACGGAAGGAGATGACTGCTCCACTGGGAAAGATCCAATCCAATGTCGTGGTCTTACACTTGCCGCCCACCAGAGGATAGATCTGATAGCTGCGATCCAATAGCCCTCCACTGTTGCGGATCTGGGGATATGTCCGCCGAAAGATCACTCCCCTAAAGTGGGGATTCTGAATGCTCCTGAGGGGATCCAATAATAGACTCCAACTCTTGCCGCCTCCGGCTGCCCCGCCAAAGATGGTGATGTCTGCAGGGGATGCTAAGAACTTCTCTTGGGTAGGTTGAGGTCGAATAATTACCTTGCTGCCCACAAGATTCGTCTCGACCAGTAGTTGGCACTTAGCGGGTTGTCCTTGGTTAACCGGCCCTGCTTATCACGGATCCCTGCACTCCGTTGGAGATATCTTCTACGCCGCTCTGGATCCCTGTGCTGTCGGAAGTCTTGCATGCCGGAATCCCCAAAGTGGATCAGCTTGACTTGGGATCCTACCTTGGCTAAGACAACCATCTTCTTGCCCCTTAACCAGGACGGTCGAGGCTTGTTGTATCCCTCAAACCGGTGTCCTTGATAGATGATCATGCTGTGTAAATACGGTTGAGAACCGGTAAGTTCATGGTAATGCCGATGCTGTTGGCTAGACGCTGTCCCTCACTCCGCAACTGGTTTAAGATCTGGTTAGAGGTGTTCCTGGCTGCAGCAATCTGCCCGTCAATGACACTGAGCTGTGACAAGGTAGTCTGGATCCTGGCTTTTGCCTGCTGACTGTTGGCATCAATCCTGTCCATTGCCACTTGAACTTTGGCAATGTTGTCTTCTGTAACCGGATAGCCCAGAACGGCCATTATCCGATCCCTGTCAACGGGTGAGTTCCAGCTCATGTCCCATTCTGTCGCTTAGTCATATCGTATCGCGGGAGGTCGTTATGGGAGGCCGTAAACTCCAGATCACCCCTGATCATGTTGCCGTTATCGAAAGGATGGCCTCAAACGGAGCTACGTTGGATCAGATCGCAACCGTCCTGGAAGTCTCCCCACGTACCTTGGATAACTGGTTAAGGCGTGATGATGTCCGTCAATGTTATGCCCGTGCTAAGCTCAAGGCAATCGATCAGATCGCAGGCGCTCTCTATGCTAAGGCTCTGGCAGGAGACGTTACTTGCATGATCTTCTATCTCAAAACCCAGGCCGGCTGGAGGGAGGTGAAAGAGTCTCAACTGCCCGAAGGATCCCAGGTGATCATTTACGTTCCAGAGAGAAGTCCATGACTACTTTGCCGCCTACTCATCATCTTCATCATAATGACCATTCTCTGCTTAAGCTCTCTCCCGGTCATCTAGCATCCATCTTTGTCTCTGTTCTGGTTGCCGGAGTAATCGGTAGCTTTTCTTTACTCTGGTCGATGTCTCACAGCCTGACTCGAATCAACGAAAAGTTGGATGCTCTTTACAGTCGACTCCAGAATCTTGATTCTGCCCAAGCTGCAATTCAAAGAGAGTTTATCCTGTTGGAACGTCGCTTGTCCATCTTAGAGGAAAAGGTGGGTGTCCATGGAAGATAATCTCATACTGGTTGTCTCTGTTCTGGCCAGTCTATCTGCACTGGTTCTGTCGGTCTTTAACCTCAGATCCCTTGAGCGTCCTCTTAAGCGATCCGCTTCTATTGCCGCCGATGTGTTGCAGCTTGTGGAGCCTTGGATCCCTGCACTGAAACATTCTCAGGTGGATAACTACATCCGTGATGTCCTAAGAGCTTATGCTGCTTCGGATCCCTTCTTCGCCCAGTCTCTCAAGGTTACCGGTCAAGATCCCGATCACGTTGCCGATGTCTTGCCGGTGTTAGATCCACAGTTGAAGACTCTGGGTAAGGCTATAGGTCTTCCTGTGGATCAGTCCCGCGCTCTGATGACTAACTTGGTGCATCGGGTTAAGGACTATGACCAGGCGGTAGAAAGGATCCGGGAAGATCTGGAGCACTCTTTGGATCCCTCGCAACGACCCCTGACCTAAACGTGGAGAGCTATGTCTAATCCGTTTTCTGTCTGGTGGACAACTGATGTAGAACGTGTGCGGTATTATCTGGGGATCCCTCTAACTCCGGAGAAGACTGCCATGCTCATAGCCGCTATGACTAATGTCGAGCAGCAAAGCCATGATGCCGTAAGACGCGCACGTGAGTTGCTGGATGAATTGGAGGCAGCAGATCGTGAGATCAATTCTGCTCGCCCCTTCGCCGGCCAACGTTTTGCTAATGGCGTAACCTGGTTCCAGAATAAGCGCCTAGAGAGCATCAAAGCTGAAGCCCGTCGTATTGCTAAGAATCTTGCTTACATCCTTGGTCTTACCGTAGAGCGTGATGTCTGGGAAGAGCCCGTTATAAGTAGACCTCGGAGCCATGGTCTTGTCTCCAGAAGTTAGGTGTGTGTTTTTTTGGATCCCTTTAATCTGGTGATGATGTTTTCTTGTGGTGTGATCAAACAAAAGTACCCCCCCTGGGGTAGGCCCCCCCGCCTGGGAGCAAGGCCACGCCAGCCCCTTTCTTTTTTTTTGGGTTCACATAAATGCTTTTCACCCGTCGTTCAATCGGTAACTCCCAACCTGATGATCCCAGCTATGAGTGTCTTCTCTACCGTGAGCTGAGTCCTCGCTGGGAATATCTCTGGGATATGTTTATGGGTTCTGATAACTGGCTGATCCGGTTACCCGGTGGAGGTTTGGTATTGGGTGAGAAGGCTCGGATCTATCTGCCCCCTGAACAGAATGAGCCAGAAGCAGCTTATCGGTCGCGGGTGTTGATGAGCACGTTTGATCGACGCTTTGCCCGCTCGCTTCGGATCTATGCCGATCTGGTGCTGCATGACCACTACCTGGAAATACCCAAGGGATCCACGTTTGATCCCCGTAATGTCGATCGGCGTGGAACTCCCTTCTATAACTTCTGGGCAAGCGTAGCTATCAACGCTTTGATGTTCGGTCATACGTTTGTCTTGGTGGATAAGGATCCCGGCAACTATAGGAGTGAGCTGGAGCGGCGTGAACGTGGCAAGCCTTTTTTGGTGAGCTATAGTCCCCTGGATTTGATCAATTGGCGTGTAGATGATGATGGGGTGAAGCTAGCTGTCTTTCGGGAAATGGTTATCAAGCCTGCTGGGGATTATGGTGAAGAGGTTGTCACTCGTTATCGGGTACTAAGGCCGGATCGTTGGGAGCTTTGGGAAGGTGAACCCGGTGCTCTGCAGCAAGTAGATGGTGGCCCTTTGAGAGGGATCCCTTTAGTGTGTATCTATAGTTATCAGATCGGCCCATTTGTGAGCGATCCACCGTTGAAGACGTTGGCGGATCTGAACCTGGCCCATTATCAGTTGCTTAGTGATCACCGTCAAAAGCTGCACAAGTGTTGTCTGCCTACTCCGGTGAGGATTGGGACGATGACTCAAGGGAGCGATCTGGTGCTTGGCCCCAATACGTTTGTGGATCTACCGGATGGAGGTGACTTTAAGTGGGCAGAGCCGTTGGCAATGAGTCTGGGAGAAAGCCGTCGGGATATTGAGGACTTGGAGCGTACTATCGATATCTATAGCTTTGACTATTTGAGCAGGGGTTTTGCCCGTGGGATATCTCGTGCTACGGCTACGGAGGTGGAGGTTTCTACTGCTCCTGCTGAGGCTACATTGAGTGGGTTTGCCCGTCGTTTTGAGCATGGGATGCAGGTGGTGCTTAACCTTTGGGCGACTTTGGCGGTAGAACCTGCGCCTACTATCCGGCTATCCGGCAAGTTGAGGGAGGAAAAGTCTGATTCCCAGATGCTGATTATGTACGTGAAGCTCGCAGAGGTCGGTGGTGTTTCTAAGCGTACTCTGCTGAAGATGCTGGTTGATCAGGGTTATTTGCCCAAAGACTTTGATATCGATGCCGAACTGCAGATTGTTGGTGAACGTTTTGATGCTAAGTCCGGCGGATCCCCTAACTAAGGGTCGTGTTAGTGTTGGTGTTGTATTCGGGGAACAGTTGATATGAGCGAGCAAGCAGGAAGCTATAGGGTGGAGCCAGAACAAGTGCATGAGGGTGAAGAAGCTCAGCAGGATCCCTCTCGTGACGATCTAGCAGGCCTGAAGAGTGCCTTGCAAAAAGAGCGTGCCCTTCGTCGTGAATTGGAACGGCAACTAAAGCACTTGGGGGATATCAATCCTGAGGAGTACCGCAAGCTGCAACAGCAAGCTCAGATGTTGGCTGAATGGGAGAAGCGTCGTGCTGAAGAGATCGGTTCTATCAAGAGTACCTATGAGGCCCAGCTCCAGCGTGTCCAGCAGGAAAAAGAGCAGATGGCTCAGGCGCTGATGGAAACCGAGATGACCTATGCTCTGACGGAAGCGTTTTATCAAGCCGGTGGTAAGCGGGATGCTACCCTGGCCAAGATGCTGGCCAAACAGCTCCTAAGCCAAGTGAACTATGACCAACGGGGCAATCTGATCGTGGTGGATCAGTCTGGATCCCCTCGCTTACGGGATGATGGCAAACAGATGACTCTTGCCGATCTGATGAATGAGATTAAGGGCACCAGCTTTGGCGTGTTGTTCGATCCTGTGGATCCTGTAGGCGGTTCTGGAGCAACGGGTAGCCAGGTACAGGTGTCAGGTCGTAAGTATTTGAGGACTACGGATCCCTATAAACTGGGCCAACATATCGAAGCCATTGCCAAAGGTGAGGTTGTCGTAGATTTAGAGGGTAAGTGACAGCTTTGGTAAACTGGTGCTAAGAATCTAGGTATCACCGGTGTGAAGCCGTATGTGATAGATCTAGAGTGGCGAGATGCCAAAAAGGGGGGGATCCCTTCTTCGTAACCTGAATTAGAAGGGAGCTAAAGATGGCTAACAATCTAGAGGCTGTAATCCCCAAAGTTCTTGCTATGGGCATGATGACTCTGCGCGAGAATACGGTCATGCCCCGTCTAGTCAACACTGACTATCAAGGTAGAGCAGCCCAAAAAGGCAGCACGATCGATGTAGTGATCCCCAGTGCTGTATCGGCTAATCCTGTTACTCCGGGAGGTACTGCTCCACCTGGGACTGACTTGCAGCCTACTACGGTCCCCATCCGTCTGGACAATTGGTATGAGGCTTCTTTCTCGATAACCGATAAGGAGTTGGCTGAGATTGATGCCGGCATCCTTCCGATGCAGATCTCAGAGGCTGTGAAGTCCCTGGCCAATGAGGTGGATCGGTCGATCCTTGCGCTGTATAAAAAAGTTTACGGGGTAGCGGGTACTGCCGGTACTACTCCCTTTGCCACCGATCTGCAAGCAGCCCAGCGAGCTCGTTTGGTGCTGAACCGTCAGCTTTGCCCTCCTCAGGATCGGCGGATGGTTTTGGATGTAGAGGCCGATGCTAATGCTACCGGTTTACCTGCTTTCCAATATTCAGCATCTGGAGACACCATCACCATCAAAGAAGGGGTGATCGGTCGGAAGTTGGGCTTTGACTGGTACATGAGCCAGAATGTCCTGCGTCATACCAAGGGTACTGCAGCCGGTTATCAGGTGAACCAGACGAACCATGCTGCTGGATCTAAGACTGTGGCAGTGGATACTGGGACTGGGATCCCTGCAATTGGGGATATCTTCACGGTAGCGGGGCACTCTCAGACTTATGTGGTTACGGGCTGGTCTGGATCCCCGAACATCACGTCCATTCAATATGAACCTGGGGCCAAGGTATCGTTCCCTGATGATGCTGCGATCACCTTCATCAATAGTCACGTGGCCAATCTGGCATTCAACCGATTTGCTTTTGCTCTAGTATCTCGTCCTCTATTGGATGTGGATCCCTTGGGCAGCAGGGTAATGACCATGAGCGATCCGGTTAGCCAACTGACGATGCGTTTGGAGGTTAGTCGTTTGTACAAGCAGACCCGGTGGAGTTTCGATATCCTTTGGGGAGTAGCCTGTCCTCGTCCTGAGTTTGCGGTGAGGGTACTCGGATGAGTGATGTTGATCTGGTCGATCTGGTTGCCGTAGTCAATCATCTTGGAGAGAGGCTACTGATCAATCGTGAGGACTATCTCCGTGGTCAATGGCAGCTTTGGGAGGAGCCGGTGTCGTCTTCTACAGAGCCAGAAGAAGCTGTGGATGAGTCCTCGCCAGAGCCAACCGTTCTACAACCGACTACTAGACGGAAGCGGAAGATGGACTAGGACAGGGCCGTTCTGTAATATCTGGCATAGCTGGCAATCAGATCGGCTTTGTCTTGGTCGTTAACGATGGCTCTAGCCCCCACAAAGTCGTATCCTGTGGGCCGGTCATAATCTGAGAGTTTCCGTCCTGTAAACAGTCCCTCTGCCATTCCCTTGACGCAGATATGGGCAGCTGTATCTGGGACGAGAGCTAGATCTGGGTTATTCACCAGGTCGATCCTTAACACCTTGGCAAACAGGGCATAGTTCTTTTTGCCCGTGATCTGTACATAGCCACGTCCTCTGAAGCGGTATCCATCTCCAGGCTGGGTATTGCCCAGATCGATTCTGTCCTCATAGCGCTTGAAGTAGTCTTTGGGGCCTATCTCAGCAACCGGAGCAAAGGCCGACTCATGGCTAACCGTGGCCATTATGTACGCTATGTGGTCTAGAGAAGACACTTTATGGGTCTCACAGTAGCGTAGGAGCAATGGGATAGCTATCCTGGCATTTTCCCTACGGGTAGTCCCCGTGAAGGTCATGTCGTTGGGTACTGCTGCAATTAGACGTTCTGCTAGCAGAGTTGGATCCTTGCGGGCCTCATCTGCCACCTTATCCATCCAAGAGTAAGGGATCCCTAGATCTATCCCCTTCCACAGTCGATAGAACAGATCCGCTTGGTAGTCACTAGGAGTGAGCTGATCGATGTCCAGACTCTCCAGGTACTCTGCTGCGCGCCTAAGGAAGTCTGCCATCTCTTTCCGTTGCCGTTGCATAGGCAGATCTAATGTCGCTACGCGACGCTAATGCGAAGGAGAAGGATCCCCTAGCCGATCTAGAGGATCCCTCGGCAAGAAAGGAGGAATACTATCATGATACTCTCTCCTGGGCTTCAAGGATAGCTTTCCACTCCAGGTCATGGAGTCTCCGGCATTCCTCAGCAGATGCACTCTGGTCTAACCTTCGGATTGTATCCCTCAGCCTAGATGCCGCATTACAGGCTTTACAGACGATCGGAACGTGGATGTGGTTGTCATAGCCCGGTCGGATGAACCTGGGGTCAAAGAGGATCCCTGTGTCCCTACAGGCAAGACATTGGTAGCCCACCTTTGCATGCGTTGACTTCTCTGCCATTCCACTTGCTCCATTAGCTTACGTTTCGTTTCCTCTAGAATCTGCTTCACATCAAGCCTCGAACTTAGACTGTTCCCGTTCATACTGTTTGAACCCAAACCGCCCATCGTTTCTTTATGCAAGTGGGATGGAGCAGGTTGAGTGAACTTAGTCCTTGGATCCCCTATCGGATCTGGATTCCATGTTGGATCTGGTTCATCCAATCCTGGATCCCTCAGATCCATTGGATCCCTCGATCCTGTGTTGTCCATGTCCAGATCCATCCCATGATTGTTCGCATTCAAACCATCTTCTTCCCTATGAATATAAGTTGTATAGATCTGATCTAGATCTGTAGGGAACGTGGAATCCTTGCCTGGAGCGGGTTTTAGGGATGCGTCACTGACACTTTTGTCAGTCTCACCTGACACTTTTGTCATGTCCCCTGACACTTTTGTCATGTCCCCTGACACTTTTGACAGGTCACTGACATTTTTGTCATGACATTTTTGACAGGTCACTGACACTTCTGTCAGGTCGGTCGCCTCTTGGTCTTCTTTTATGGGGCAACGCAGTCCCAGTTTGCCCTTGATGGTTTCTTCTAGGTAGCCTTGGCTGATCAGGATCGCCTTGGCTCTGTAGAACGCTCGCTCATGGATCCCCCATTCCTGGCAGAACTCTGTGACACTGTTGAAATAGAGCCACCATCCATCCTTTCTGAGTGCTCTGACCAGAAGGTACAGGTAGGCGTGTGTGGTGAATAGCCCCGATAGATAAAGCTCTTTGGCTTCCTGGGCCGTGATCCTGAGGTGTGCTGTTTCCTTCATGGTCTTCCTCCTTCCTCTTCATGCAGCCACAGCATTATTCCTCTTCCCGATAGAGTCCATCCTTCCTGCTCTTCGATCTCTCTCTTGACTCGGTAGAAGGATGCTCTGCTGATGCCCAGGATTTCTATCACCTCTTCGGGATCTAGCCTCTTGATCCCTAGCTCCTTGAGGCCAAGTAGAACGACAAACAGCGCTCCCTTGACGGTGATGTATCCGGCATCCAAAAGCACTTTGGCTCGCTCGAATACTTCAGCCTTGCCTAGAGCCTCTTCCTTCTCGTGTAGGTAACGTATCTTCATGGCCTTTCTCCTACGGGGGATACCTAAGTATAGCACCTGAGATAACAATTGCAAAAAAAAATCGGGATCCTTGTGGGATCCCTGTCTCTGTGGTGTGTGAGGGCCATTCCTGCCTAGTCTAGCAGAAAGTCGTTCTTCTGTTGAAGCTGCTTCCTTTGGCGATATCGGCGTTGGATCTCTGCTCTTGTTAAGGGCCTATCTCCAATAGGGGGTCGATGGCCTACCACAGGACCAACCGTGAAGTTTCTGCCACATGCCGGACAAAACCTGCGTTGTAGTCTCTTGTTGCCTCTATGTCTGCCATTGCCCCAAGTCCTACTGTTGCCGCAATGAGGGCAAGGAACGCTGTTTGTCATGTTTTCTCCGTCTCTTGACATCGTCGCTCAGACAACCACAGGATCTGGTGCGTCCTTGGAGCAGGGAGTCAGCCCTCACTACGTGGATGTTGCCGCATTGGCATCTACAGGTCCACAACGGGTGTCCCGAGGATGCTTTACCGAAATACTGGATCACCCTTAAACGCCCAAAGATATAACCTTTGAGATCTTCAGGCTTTTGCTTCTTGCCAGGGTTGTCGCGCAGGAATCTCTCCCGTGCGATCTCTAACCGTAGGCAACCGCATGATTGCACTTTGCCCCATTTGGAAACCGGTAGCTTCCTAACCTTGCCGCAGTCACAACGACAAGTCAGGGGATCCCCCAGCTTGATGATGGTCAGCTTGCCGAATTTATCTCCCCTCTCCATCTTGTGCCCCCTTTCTCTTTTTCGCGTTAGCGTCACGTAGTGATAAGGCTTCTGCTCTCTGGAAGTAGTCCTGTGAGACGGCTAATAGCTTCTGAGCCCTCTCTTCTAGGATCTCTCTCTGGGCTCCACTAGCTCGCTTGGCTGCACGTGCTGCCCTCTTGGAAAGCAGACCATAGTACCTAGCTTGCTCTAAGAGGGCTCTGATTACTCTGTTTTCCATGTCGGTTTCCTCCAGAATGAGTAGAGCCGGCAGATAACTCCACCGGCTCCGTTTGCTCAAAAACTACCAGTCATTGGGATCAGGCCAGCCATTGCCGTAGTCTTCTTCTAGCCAGGAATCGTCTTCCGTCCAGGGGTTGTCATCTTCCTCATCGAGTTCATCCCAGTCTGGAAGAAAATCCCACGGTGTTACGCGGATCATGAGATCCAATTCCGGATCACCAGATCGATAGTGGTACACCCAGGTTGGGAACCGGTTGAACGGGTCATGCCAATAAATAGATGAATCCATCTTTTCCTCCTTCTTGCTGTAGTGCTGTAGGTTGATCCCT